AAGAGAGGTTCCTGAGGGCTCGGTAAATCCTACCCCGGACTGAATTACGGCTCCTGATACAGTCCCTCCGTTCGGGGCCTGGTGCTCGTTCCGGGCCTGCTCAACGGCCAGTCTCAGCAGATGAGGAGAGACCTGGATCTCTTGCCCAGGTGTCCCGAATGGGATCGTCTCATCCGTGACCCACGTATAGTCATAGCCTGACTGCCGAGACTGGAGCATCTGTTGATAGAGCTGTGAGACTCTCTGGGTGACAGGGCTATTGGGGTCCTTCCATAGATCCGAGTTTTGCTGCACAACATTAAGGCTGGCGTTGGTCCTGCTCTGATGAACCTGGCTCTTCTGTATCTCGCTTATCAGTTCTTGCTTGGCCGTCTGGGCTGCTGTTGCGGCCACTTCATCAAGAACCTTCTGGCCCGCTTCGTGGTCGTCCGTCTCCCAGGACTTGTGAAGACGCTGCACTTGGGCGGTTCCTTCCTGATCGGGGTTCTTGTCCAGATCCTGCCGGCCTTCTATTTCTGCCAGCCTCGCCTCCAACTGCATTCTCTTTTGCTGCTCGGCCTGTCCCCACTGGTAGTTCTGCACAGACTGGTTCTGGGCGGCTCCCCAGTGCTGCTTGAGTTGTTCAGGAGTGTAGGATGTCTCAGCGGAATTGGAAGCCGCTGCGCCTTCTGATGCTGGCTGGCTCCCTGAATCAGGCTTAGTCCCTGAGGACGCTCCTTCAGTTTCCGGGCTTACAGCTACATCTTCAAACATTGCTTTGTCCTCCTTGAGGTGAGATCACTCCGGGGTTGGGGCGCCTGCGGGGTATAAAAGTAGGCACCTTCGCTCCGGGCTCTCTCCCCTTCGTGCTGAAACATCCTACTGGCTCCCACGACCAAAGGCTGGCCGAGTCATCTCCTGCTCCAAGCAGAAGAAACACATCTTTCCTTCATCGATGACCTGCTTGCTTTCGCAGACAGAGCACCAGAATACCTCAGAAGTCGAGGGGGTTATTCCCGTACCTGTTGGGAAGTTCTGGAGCTTCGTCTTGCTCTGCGACCGGCTCCTTCGGGCTGAGCGCTGTTCCGACAACCTTTCGTGATAGCTTGATGCCCGCATACACCCCTTGATCAAATTCATGTTTTATAGACCGAGAGATTCTGAGCAACTGTGACCACTGGCTCTGGGCAATCAATTTCTGATGAATCTCCCACCCATCATGATCTGTCAGTGACTTCAGTTTCTCCAATTCTTCCGCAGAAGGGGACCAGTTGAGTAGTTCCCCAGTCCCATCCATTAGGTCGATTGGATCTGTGGAGACCAAGGCCTCTGGTGCCGATCGAGGTTGTACCTTACGAAGTGGCTCTGCGGCTATCTGGAGATTTCGGTCTCTCATTTATTCTTGGCTCCCTTGAGCGTGGCGCTCTGGTCATCTGGAGTGATGTGGGCGCCTCCATTGGTCGGCTGAATCGCCGCTAGTATCTGACCCATATCCGGAAGTCCTTGAGGGATCTCTCCGGGTGGGAATTGTCCTTGACCCGGTTGCCCAGGCTGTCCGGGTTGGCCAGGAGGCCCTTGGACCTGGACAGGAGGTGGCGGGGGCCAAAGCTCGTTGAAGTTCTTGCTCTTGTTGGTCAAGGTATTGAACCACATCTCCGCCAAGGGTCGGGCCGAGTTCACATCCCCTGAGGCCTGGATGACCATCTGAGAGATATTGGTGAAGATCTCCTGAGCCATCTGCTGTTCCTGCTGCTTATTTGGATTTACCAGAAACTCAAACTCCACGGGGCGCTTGAAGAAGTCCGGGTTGGCCAGGACCTCGACGACTTGATCGGCTTCCTCATCAAAGAATTTTATCCGCTCTTCTCGGGTGATGATCTGCCGATAGATCTCGTGGATGTGGTAGAAGACTTCGGAAAAGTCAGATGCCATCTCAGCAACTCGGGCGCTCACGAGGTCCTGGGCGGACTGCATCATCGCTAGTGTGGCGCGGGCTGTATCTGGGGTATTGGGGCGAGAAGAGGATACCCCCAGCGAGAAGTTGGTCACATTACCATCGCGCTCGGCCTCTGATTGGGCCAGGTGGAACATGGCCTGGTAGAACCCATCATCGCCCCGCATTTGCATCTGGTTAACACCTCTGGCGTTCAGGACTGGGAACAGTCCACCCGGCTCCAGCAGCATTCTTTCTGGGATATCCCCCATGGCTGCCGGTTCATAGAACGTCGGGGGAAGATTCCTCAGGGTTCCTGAGTCCACTCCCATATTGATCATCGTGTTGGCCAGATCCTGCATGTGTTCCAAGCGTTCAGGGATACCCTGGCCGTAGAACTGCCGCGGCATACGGTGGAATCGCATCGAGATATGATGTCTCTTTTCGTCTTGGCGCTGATACCCCAGGGGAACTATCCGTGAGATCTTCTGGGTCTCTGGGAACCAGGTGACGACCACATCCTCTTCCATCCCGCCTTCCTGCATGAAGGTCTGGGTCTTGCGCTGCTTAGACGCTGGCTCTTGCTCATCGTTGTATTCAGCCGGCAGGACCAGGCGCATGTGAAATTCCTGAACTAAGGTGGTCGGTACCGAGGCAGCGGTCGATAGTCCTTGGCCGTCTCTGGAGATCTGATCTCGGATGCTGGCTTCCCGTTCTTCCTTACGAGCGGAGAGCGCTTCTGTGATGTTGGTGTATCCCGCTTCCCTTCGCAGCACCAATTCGTCCCAGGTAAGGTGCTGCTCCTGATAGTAGTATCGGCACTCGGGCCACTGGAACGTCGGGCCTGCGTCCGGTGGGACAAAGATCATAGACATATCGGTGTTGTCGATCACGGGTGTAACCCGGTTGATCATCTCCACCGATCCCCGTATCTGGGTCCGCGGGACTCCGATCTCGGAAATGACTGGCTGTCCCAGGATCTCCGCTCCAGTGTTGATCTCCCGCTGGGTGAGGACCGTCTCGGGAGAAAGGGAGCGCTTTAGGTATTTTCTCAGTTCTGCCCGAGGCTTTATTGCGGAAGTACCGTCCAGCAGAGCGTCGAAAATGAAGTCAGATCCAATACGCCGGAACGGGATGACATGGCGGAAAACATAATTCCCGTAAAGATCGCTCAGTCCCTCGGCAATTCCCTCAGCTTCGGGTCCGGTTGCCATGACTCGAATCAGCGGGTCATTGGAAAGAAGAGCGTCCTTGGCCTGAGAGAGCAAACCGTCTACGGTAACTCTTATAAGGGGTAGGAAGTAATTGGAGGCTCCCGGCCAGGGGTCGTTCTTTTGAGTGTACTCGGGCTGGGTCATGTACCAGCGGTAGAACTCTTTGTGATCCAGCTCCCAATTGCTGTGCAGATCTTTGCACTCCTCGTTGTAAGGGAGGAGCTTCTCCCGGATCAGGCGTTTCTGATCGTCTTCGCTGATATCGAGGGAGGGGATCAGATTCCTAGGAGACATGGGACTTCTGAGTTATCCACTCGGGGAACCTCTTGAGACACTTCAAGCAGGAATATACGATTTTTAGACCTGTTCTTCTTACCTGCTCTAACTTGCTGGAGTTGCAGTGAGGGCAAACAAACTTCTTGGCCTCCGGTTTCACTACTTTTTTTAAACCGACCTTCTTCTTCCCTTTTGCCATGACTTCTCCTTGTAAGGTTAACTAATAATTGGATCAGTAGCCACCTAGTCGGCTCGCGGTCTTGCGAGTGCGCTGTCTTGAGATCACTATTCGATCATCGAACATGGTGCCTTGTCGGTTGGTTGGCCTGAGGTGATCCGGATAGCTATTCATCCCAATTACGGCAAGTCCCAGGGCAATAACTTCATCGTCGTGGTAGTGGTTGTCTGCCTCCACTCGCCCTCCGTCCTTGTAGACAAAATGGAGGCACTCGTCCTGGGTTTTCTTGTCGGTGATGAGAACACCTCTATCAAATATAGCACTCGCCACTGCTGAAATTAAAACAGGGCGATTTGCCGAAGTTGTCCTCCATCCCGGTACATGAGACCGTGATTTGGACTCTGCATCGTAGTCGGCTCGATAGAACAACCTGGTTGGAGGATACCTCTTGGCGGCCTGGATGCAGACGTGTTTTCCAGTGGAGTTGCTCTCGATCACGGCATAGGCTCCGTTGTAATGCTCGGCCAGCATCAGGAGGGGGTCCACGAAATGCTCTTCCGAGATCTGCCCAGCTACCTTGGCTACCTGCATCCCTCCGCGGTCCCGATCCAGAACGATCCCTACCGAAGCGTCTGGGGTACGGGATCCATCGGCTAGCCTTCCTTCGGCTATATCTGCCCCGATCACATAGCGGTGTCCGGGGATCGGGTCCTGGTAGATTTTTATCAGCCCTCCCGGATCCTCACGAAAGGATATCTCTCGATTCCACTTGTCCGATCGAACGAGCGTCCCCAGGCGGAAGTCCGAGATAGGCATCTCATTGAGAGCCTTACGGTCAAAACGGGGGCGACCTGAGGTGAGAAAAGCAACTTCGGGAGTAATCGGGTATTCCTGATCGAAGAGGTCCTCTTCGTTGCTGCACTTGTATTTGATGGCCCAGCGGCGGAAGTTCAGGAACTCGGGCTTCATCTGGAAGGCGTCAAGCAGGTGGAGCTCCGAGTGATCCATGGAGTGCAGAAAGGCGGTTTTTAGTTCTTCGCTCAGGAACTCTCGGTAACAGGACTGATTATCCAGGGCCGAGAGAAACAGAGCAATACAATGGTTCCACTCCTTTTCGTTGGTCACCTCCAGTTTAGGGATCAGACCACCGTCCTTTTCGGTCCATGTCAGTTTGCAATTGTCGTGGGCCCCCCGCCACCGGGGATAGAAGTACGGGTCCTGGCCGTTGGCGGTTCCTTCCTCGATGATGGTCGTTCCTGGAATGTCCCGGACAGCGTTCAGGAAGGATAGGGCCGCCCCACTCCCCCTTCCGCTCCAATAGGGAGGTTCAGAGGCGTGGATATACTGGAGCGTGCGTGATCGGGATCCGGCGAAGTTGCTGGCAGAGTGGACTTCGATGTATCCCTCTCGATCACGAAACTGGAACTTACGATCGGAATCTCTCTTGAGTTTGGGAGCCCCGAACGGGTCGTGAGTGTGAAAACGACGGAGCATGTCCGAAATGTAGATGGCGGCGTCTACCTCGTGAGCAATCACCATGGCGTCGCACCCGCGGGACTTCAGTTCTTCGTACAGATCCGCCTGAGTGTACGTTGAGATGTAATGCTTACGGGACTTCAGGACGATGATTCTAGGCGGGATCTTCCAGACGTTCCGGCAGTAGTGAAGGACGGCGGCCAGCTTACGCTGACCCATGGAGAGTACCCCGATAGGACGAACTTCGGCGTCCTCAGTCTTGATGGTGTGGTAGCAGATCTTATGGGACCGATCTCGCCGGCAGAGTTCTAAGTCAAGAGGGGACAGAATTGGTGGAGCTGCGCTCAATATCTCTTGAGCGTATCACTGCCACCCCCACCATTTCCAGACAAGCTCCACTTTGATCCAGAACGCAAGGCCCAGAAACAGGTCTATTCCGATGAACCTCAGGAAGGCTTTCACAGTTTCACCTCCTGGCACATATCCTTGATCCTTCGCATCGTGGACCCCGGAAGAATCCGGTCCAGTTCCTTGACTCCAATCGAGGACGTGAGCGACAGACCCGACTCGTGGGTCAGGAGCTTGTCTATCAGGTAGAATAGTTTCTCATCCCGATGGTCTGAGCCTTTGCACTGGGTGATGTCGTCCAGGAACCAGTGGTCCTCTTCCCCAAGCGGCGGGATCCAGACCTCTCCTTCCATGGTGGCGTGGCGGATGGTCTCCATGAGGTCTATCGTCAGGTAGTAGCGGCACTTTGAGTTGTCGCGGAGAATGAACTGAGTGGCCATCAGGTAGGATTTACCAGCTCCGAACTTTCCGACAAACAGATACGACCCCTTGGGATCTTTCTGAACAATGTCCCAGGCTGATTCCTGGGTCCTTGATCTGGGAGTGAAGGACTTGACGTCGATCCCCCGGAAAAGCGGGGGCAATTGCCGCATGTGAACCTCGCGCCGCTTTTGCTTCTGGCAGACACAGCGCTTGACGGATTCGACTCCGTTGACCTCCACCCGAACCCAGCCAGTCCCTCCACTGCACTTTAAACAGCTCACTGGATCCCCCATCCTATTTTCATTTGATATTCGGCTGGTTGCTGGTCTTCTAAATAGATCCGAACGGGGTGAGAATTCATTTACTACCCTCCAGGGAAAGGACTGAGACGGTACAGCCCTTTCCCTTTCCCTTCCAAACGACCTCATGGTGGACAATCTGGCTATCGTTTGAGATCCTTCCAGACTTCTGCAGCCCGTCAAAGAGCGCCCCTAGAATGTTGTCTGAGTCCCTCCCGGCTCTCCCGTAGCACTCTACTCTCACGGATACGGCCCCCGGAAAGCTAGGTAGCTTCGCTTTGGCCGTCCAAGCCACTAGATTCTCAAACTCCTTTACCTTCTTAGAGGGCGCGATCCAGTAGCGGGCTCCTTTGAAAGCCGCCACGATCGGGGCAATGGCTCTCCAGAAACTCTGGCTGAAGTGGATCTCGTAGGAGTTCTTCTTGGACGGCGGCGTCTCGTCCAGCGAGAAACTGTAGATCTCGGCTGTGGGGACCGTCGTGACCGTGAGGCTAGCGCTGTTCGGCACAGATCTCCTTCAGCTTGGTAAATCGGCCACGGGATAGTTGACGGAAGTCGGATTGGGTGGAGGAAGAAACGGGCATTCCATGAACTCTGTCCAACCGGCGTTGGTGAAATACAAAGTCCCGTTGTTCATCCTCTGCAGGTACCATCCAAGAGCGAACCCAGTGTAGTTGACTCCGTAGATGGAGTCATACCCAGGATGCTGGGATCCCGCGATCATCCCGACCGTATTCTGGGGACCATCCACGGCGCTGAACAATCTGGGATTCTCGAACGTCCCTGTTTCTGGAGCCGCTGCAGCCTCGGGGTCGTGGTCCACTCCGGTAAACGTAACCGCACCTGAGGCTATAGCCTCTTCCGATATCGTCACTGTCAAACCTTTTCCGATCATTGCTTTTTCTCCTTTGGTTGGTGGAACTTCTTCGACTGGATCAGGAGGATCTACCTCGACGAGTTTTAACTCGTGTGTCCCAAGCAGACTCTTAGCCTGGGAGAAAGTTGCCAGATTAACCCCCTTGAAAAGAGCATACGAGGACCATGGACCCGCATTGAAGACCTCGATCCAGTACCCGCTCCTTTCATCTTTCGGCAAATCGACATACAACTTCTGGGGCAACTCCAGATACGTGGTGCCCCCGCCCTCCGTGGCTACCTTGACCTTTTTTTCCATGTTCCCTTTCCTTGGTTGAATCTTTACACCTTGTCCCTATCAGTATTCCATGATAACATAGGCCCTATGCGAAACGCAATTGAGGACCTCAGGAAGTCTAGAGCTGGCAAGAAGCAGGTCCAGGTCTGGATACCAGCTAAACTTTTCGCGCTATTTCGACGGCAGCTTCTCGATGAGGGAACAACGGCTCAAGCAATTTTGTCGAATGCGATCACACACTGGATCATGGAGGAGAAGCCCTAATGGAGTCGGAGTTCGGATGCGGAGTGTACCCCAGATCGCTCTTTGAACGGGATCCAAATTCCCTGGGGGACGGTGAGTCTGAAAAAAGAATAGGAATGGATCGGGCTAAGCGGAATAGGCGGGACTTACTGGAGACTGCTCGTCAGATTGCCCGGGAGATCGCGCTGTCTCGGGAGAGCCGGAGTCTCACGATGGACGCTGTGATCACTTTGTTTCGGAAAAGGGGCCATGACCCCCAGGAACTCGGCCCAGCGGCAGGTTCGGTCTTCAGTGGACGGGACTGGAGCTTTACGGGGGAGCGAGTCAATAGCAAGAGGGTCAAGAACCACGCTCGGGAACTCAAGGTCTGGCGCTATCGAGGCAAGGGATCGTGAAACCCGCCTTCTGGGGCGTATGAATGATGCTGACCTATTCTAAGCCAGAGTTCCGCGACAATAGGCCACTTCAGGAGCAAGTGGATAATCTCAGTAAGTTTCTGCTGGAGAACTTCTGGGATCGTATTGGGGAAGAAGGTTCTGAGGGAGCTATAGAAATGGCTATTCGACTTCTCCGACAAGCTCGCTC